AACAAAGTTCAAATGAAGAACCAACTATTTTATCAGCATCTTCGCTTCCTCGCTTATCCCAAACAATCCAACTGCCATCATTTTTATCGGGAATAAGTTCTGCAAAATAATCTGCTCCCCAAATAAAAATATCTTTGACATCACTAAAGCAAGCAAAGATTGTATGTATTAACTCAGGAGTAAAGTCGTTGTGGTCGCCAATGACCTTTGAATAACTTTTACCACCGCCACTTATTTTGGCATTTTTAGAGCCTTTTATTTCTGAATAATCAGTATCTAAAAACATACCATAGGGAGGGTCGGTAAACACCATATCCGCTTTTTGCCCATCCATCAATTTTGTCACTTGGTCACTATCGGTTGAATCCCCACACAACAAACGATGTTCCCCTATCTCAAAAAGGTCACCCAATACAATATCGGTTTCAATGGTTTCGGGTTGTTCGTAGTCGTCTTCAACGGCTTCAAGTTCTGTTTCTTTGAACTCAGGCAAATCCATTCCCCACTTTTCCAAATCTTCAACATCCCATTCGTTTGCAATCATCTCCCAGTCCCATTCTCCGTAGCCGACATTGTCCTTGATGATGAACTGCCGTTGCTGGTCTTCTGTTAGTTGGTCAGCAATCAGACAAGGGACTTCCGTCACTCCGGCTTCCTTGATGGCCTTCAATCGCATATTACCTCCCAGCACAATCATATCCTTGTTGACTACAATTGGGCGAATCTCAAGCATCTCAGGGAACTCCTTTATTGATGCCACCAACTTCTTGAACTTCTCGTCTTTGATGATGCGAGGGTTATTCGGGTTGGGTTTGATGTCTTTCAGTTTTACTATTTGCATTTGCGTTGGCTTAGTTTTACAAGGTGAGTGACTCGGAGCATTGCTTTCTCCTCTTTTATGTCCCCGTAGCGATTGTGGCAGGAGCGACAAAGTGCCATCAGGTTTTCAATGATGTCCTTGTCCTTTGAGCCTCCCATTCCTCGTGCTTCTATGTGATGAATATCAACTGCCGTCTGACCGCACATCTCGCAAGGTATCCAGTCGGTCTCGTGGTAGTTCATTTCCTTGAGGTAAATTTTGGTGTGGTTCTTCATAGCCTGATAATCTCAGTTCCGTGTCTTTGAACATAAACATCCATAGCGTGATTGTGGGCGTTGAAATCCTCTCTGCGCTCGTTCTGTTGGTAGTTGTTTGATAGTCCAGTGAAGACACCATAGCCTCCGTCTATTCCGATTGTGTAGATTTTGGGTACTCTTCCACATAGAAAGGAAAAAGCAAAGCCTGACGAATTGTGTGTCGGGTGCTGAGGGAGTCCTTTATTTGGGTCAATAGAAAACTGCACAAAGACGGTGTTTGATGTGGTTGGTGTGGAGCAGGTTCTTGTCAAGATATACCGAGCGTTGATTGGTGACTTGATGAACTTGGTCGGGCTATCGTATATGACTGGGTCGTGCAGAGCAGCGATGTCGGCATATTTGGTCACATCAATGGCAGCGTTGATAGTCCAGATGTTGAACTCATCGGTTGGCTTCCATCTTTCCAAACTATGCCCAGTTCCTACAATCAACCAAGGCTTCTGGAAGAACCAATCCTCATTTGCGAGTTCGTCTACGCTTCGTAGGTTGTTCGTCATCTGCTATCTGTGCTGCTTGTACCTCTGCTTCAAGTTCCTTTTTCAATCCCTCGGCTCTGATGATCAGCGAGTAAAACGCTTCCACAAAACAAGAGGAGCAGGTTGGCATTGGTCTGCCCATTTCTTGCTGATAGATTTGGCGGAGGCGAACTCCTTGTTCGGGAGTCACTCGGAAAAACCCACTCTGCTTCCATTGGGCAAACAGAGGAGATAGGTCAAGGATGTAGTTGATTTCTTCTAAGGTCATAGGACAAAACTATAAAGGGAAAAAGAGGCTAACAAAAAGAGAAGCCATTTGAGGTCTTTCATAGGTATCGGTTTAAGGTTGTTGCTCCCCATCCTGATAGTGCGGCAAATGCGATGCCAGACCATCCGTAGAGAGGTACAAAGAGAAGGAGGCCAAGCCACCAAGCCATACAAAGTTCGCAGGTGAAAGGTTTGAGTTTAATCCTCCAGCCTATCTCCCCCACGAAGATGATTGCCAAGCAACTGACTCCGATTATTTCTAAGAGTGTATTCATCGTTGATTTGTTCTTTGATTCGTTTTACTACTGCGAGGATTTCTTGTCGGCTGATTCCGGTGATTCGTGAGATGGCTCTCGCTGACCTTGGTTTGATTCGCTCGTCTCCTTTTGACCAGAGTTCCCAGATTCGTGATTCGTACCAATCACATCCTGCCAATACTGCTTCAATACATCTGAAATGTGTCTCATCGTATTCTTCTTCGTCTGCTTCTATTTCTATTGTGCTGGTGTCCTCCATTCCAATCGGCCTGAGGTAGTTCTTCTCAAAACTTGTCCTCTTGCCGTAGTATTGATTGAGGATGATGCGAGACACGAAACCTGCCCAGTATCCTGAGTGATATTTTTCTACCACCCATTCATCAGGCTTCTCGCAGAGAATGAGAAAGAGTTCTTGGTATAAATCTGACGCAAGTTCTTTGCCGACCTTGACGCAAAAACCCCTCACCCATTCCTGCTGCGATAGTTCAGTTATGATTTCGCTCTTTGTAATGTTTCAAAGTTTGTTTAATTTTTATTTGAAATTTCCACAACTTATCAACTCGTGAAACTCCCACCCATCTTTCTCGTACTTTTTTCGGTAGTATTTGATTTGGGCTTCGGTCACACAACAGATGTCAGATTGCATTGTACCTTTCCTCATTACGAGAAGCCAAGATTTCACGGGCGTGTATGTAGGTTTGAGTTTCAATGAAGTTGGATTTGGGTAAAGACATAAGGTCGTTGATTTGACGATATCCGTGAATGGCGGTTGAATGGTCTCTGAGCATATATTGACCAAGTTTCATCCAAGAAAATCCAGCCCTTCTTCCGATATAGAAAAACACCTGACGAGCCATTACATTGTGCCTCTCTCGGTTGGGAGAGCGCATCTCGGATATTGTTACTTGTGCTGCTTCGCTGACTGCTCTTGCTATCTCATCCAAAGGAGCGTCTCGGTCAACTGGGTTTTCTAAATCTTGGAGAATCATTTTGTACTCCTTGATTGATTGTCTTGCGTTGGCAAGGTTAGACCAGAGCGTTTGGCATTTCTTCAGCAAACGAGCGTTCTGGATTTTGAGTTCTGTGTTTTCTGTGTATAGGTCTTTCATTCTGTAAATTTTGTAAGTGAACCGGTGAACTTGACATCTATGGTCACGCATTCCCCGTGTCTGTTTTTGGCAATCATCAATTCTGCTTCCTCTGTGTCTGGTTTTTCATCTTGATAGTAGGCTGGTCGGTAAGGGAAAAGAATCGCATCAGCGTCTTGTTCAATCGCTCCTGATTCCCTCAAGTCAGAAAGGAGAGGTCGGTGGTCGCTTCGTTGTTCTACGGCTCGTGAAAGTTGAGAGAGAGCAATCACACAAATCCCCAAGTCCTTTGCAATCAGTTTTAAGTTGCGAGAGATTTCAGCAACCTCCTCTTGGCGGTTTTGCTTTGTGCCTTTCATTAGTTGGATGTAGTCAATGACCAGAAGGTCAAGCCCGTGTTTCTGCTGATGGATTTTCAACTTAGCCGATAGGCGGTCTATCCTCAAGGAGGTGTCATCGTCCAACCAAAGAACTGGGTTGTCTGCAATCGTGTAGTCAACTATCCTATCAATGTGACCTTGAGAAAGGGAGTTGCTGCGGATTTTGTAGTTCTCAATGTGTGTCTCGTGGGTGAGAATCCTCCGAGCCAATTGGTCAACACTCATCTCAAGGGAAAGGAAAAGAACCTTGTACCACTTTGATGCTTCCAAAGCCCAAGTCATAGCGATGGCTGATTTGCCCATTCCCGGTCTTCCTGCACAGATGATAAGGTCTCCTCTGTTCCAACCTCCAAGATATTTGTCAAGATACCTCCAGCCCGTTTTCATTCCGTTGGTAGCGTCTTGTCGTTTGAACGCTTCGCAGATGTCATCACAAGCCTTGTTGATGGCTTTCCTTGAGGATATAGGCTCTCGGTCAATGTGAATGGTTGCCGTTGAAATTAAGTTGGTCAGTTGAGAAACAATGTCTCCTTTCAAATCAATCTGAGAAAGCCCTTGAACGAGTCGCTCGTGTTCGTGTTTCTTAGCGAGTTGTTTCAAGTAAGCATCTACCAAGACATAGTCGGTAGCCATCCCTTGAATCATCACAAGGTCTCGCATCGGCATCGTTCCTTTCAACTCAATCAAGATGTTTGAATTGTTCAAAGGCTTGTTTGCCAGATAGAGTTCCTGAATCTTTTGAATCGCTGGTTGTATGTGAGCATCAAACCAAGCAGAATTTGCGGAGAGAAGTTTGAACCGAGTTGTATCGTCAAACATCGCTGCTGCCAGTATGTATTGAGAAGGTGTCATAGTGTTGCCTTTTTGTATTTAGGAGAAGCAAGTTCGGTTTTATTATCCGAAGAACGAAGCCAATTCCTGACGGCTGCTTTCCAGTCCTTCATTTTGGTCTTTCCAACAACCCATCCTTTGGAGGTATAAAAGTCAATGAATCGTTCAGCATCAAATCCGGGAAAGGCTTGATTGATTTCTTCCTTAGTTGGTGGTATAAACTTCTTTATTACTTTATCTGTATCTGTATCTTTATCTGTTACATTATCGGCATTTTTGGCATCATCTGGTATGCGGTCGTATGCGGTCGCATCCCATCGCTTACGAGCGTTTGCCGAATTGCGCTCTCGTATTTGTTCGTACTTCTGCAAATCACGCTTGAGTTGTTGCTTGATTGGTTCAAAAGCAATCTTCGTGATTACACTCTCAGCCTCTGGATCTTGGTCATTGACATATCTTAGGATATGCTTAAACAAGTCACCTGCTTGTTCGTCTGTTAGTTGCTCTATCGTGTGAATCAAATCACAGTAGAGAAGGAATGATTTTTTGTTTTCAGCCATAAAAAAAGCCCCAGAGAGAGGCGGATGTGTAGCAGCCATCCGACCCTTCCAGGGCAAATATCTGTTCTTCTAACCAACTGCTACTCGGTTGTGAACTTCGTCTATTTATGTATAGCAAAGATAGCAAATTGGCTCAATAGCCCAAGTCCTTTTTCCAAGTTTCTTGATGCTCGTGACGAACTTTGTACTTGTTTCCTCTGAGATGAGGATACTCCTCTTGCAACTTCTGACGGCATCTGC